TTGTGCTACCGCTGATAAGTTTTGGACAGTAACAACTGCTAAAAGTGGTTTTACTAACCCTGACTTAAAGGCCGTTAGAGCTTGGAATTTTACTGATGATGGTTCAGTTCCGCTGAAGGCAAAAGTCTTACCACAATTTACAAAAGTTGTTGGTGCTAATATACAATTAGTTGTATCTGCATCCAGTGCAAATAATGCAACTGGTTCCTATACGGTTAAGTATCTAAAAGACACCTCTGCTGCTAGTCGTGGTGATTTTGAAGATCGTATCGGTAATGCTACTGTTGATCAACTTTCAATTCCTGAAGTTAATTTGGAACTTCGGTCTTTACCGATTGTTGCAAAAACTCGGAAATTGAAGGCTGTTTGGTCACCTGAGTTAGCACAAGACCTTAATGCTTATCATAGTATTGATGCTGAAGCTGAATTGACAAGTATGTTAAGTGATTACATTTCGATGGAAATCGATTTGGAAATCCTTGATATGTTGATCAGTGATGCTCAAACTACTGATTATTGGTCAGCTAAAGCTGGTGATGATTATAATTCAGCATCAAGTGCTTTTGATAGTACTACTTTTTACGGAACACGTTTTGAGTGGTATCAAACTCTTGTTGGTAAGATTCAGAAGATGTCTAATGAAATACATCGTTTGACTCTACGTGGTGGCGCTAACTTCGTCGTTTGTTCGCCGAAAGTTGCTACGGTCCTTGAATCATTGCCTGGCTATAACAGTGCTCCTGGTGACGCAGATGCTGCGAAATCAGATTTTGCTATGGGCGTATCCAAAGTAGGACAAGTTGCTGGACGATATACGGTTTATAAGAATCCGTATATGGTAGAAAACAACATCCTCGTTGGATTCCGTGGTAGTAATTTCTTAGAAACAGGTGCTGTGTACAGTCCTTATGTACCGCTTATCACAACCCCGTTGGTGTATGATCCTTCCGATTTTACTCCACGTAAAGGTGTGATGACACGTTACGCGAAGAAAATGATCCGTCCGGAATTTTATGGAAATATTAAAGTCAGTAGACTTGATCTAATATAATCTATAAATAAAACCTAACGTATAATAAGAAGGGGATAGTTAATTCTATCCCCTTTTTGTTTTTATTATTGATATATTTATAGATAGGAGAAATTATATATGCCAAAATTAGATTATGCTTATTCAGATCCATCTGGCGCATTTGTAAGTGGCCAAACACCATATGGTACTTATGATGCCGATTCTACATTTCAAACCGATATTCAATCAGTAACTAAATGGGTTGCTCGTAGGTTAGGTCATCCTGTATTACAATTAGAAATACCAAGTGGTTCGATTTATGCTTGTTTTGAAGAATCTATAAGCGAGTATTCACAACATATTAACAATTATAATATAAAAAATTGGATGTGGGAACAATATGGTGAAAAGAAAAGAATATCGGGTTCATTAAGTACTGGTTCTTTAGATCCAGTATTGCCTACTCACGGTCCTTCTGTAACTTTATCAGAAAAATATGGTCAATTAGCTAATATGGGAGGTAATGTAGATTTAAAAAAGGGATTTATTACTTTATCAGGTTCAGCCCAAGATTATGATTTACAAGATGTATGGGCATCTGTAAGTGAAAGTGGTAAGAGAATTGAAGTTCAAAGAGTATTTAATCATATGCCATCTTCAATTACAAGATTTTATGATCCATATGCTGGTTCATTTGACCAACGGCAATTATTAGATGCATTTGGTTTTGGTAATGTATCTCCTGGTATATCATTTATTTTGAAACCTATTTCTTATGATTTGGCAAGAGCAAATGCAATTGAGACATCTGATTTGGTTAGAAAAAGTGCTTATTCGTTTGAGATACATAATAATAATTTAAGAATATTTCCTAAACCACAATCAACTGATAGTGGTGAAAAGATATGGTTTGAATATTATGTAAAAGATGATATTAGAAATACTAATCAGATTAGTGGTTCAATGCAAGGGGGGATATCTGATCCATCAAATGTTCCATATAAGTTTATAACGTATTCGTCAATAAATGCTCCAGGCAGACAATGGATTAGAAAATTTACTGCTGCTTTATCAAAAGAGTTACTGGGTATTATAAGAAGTAAATATAGTGCTTTGCCAATACCAGATGCAGAAGTTACACTTGATGGTGATGCATTAAAAGCAGAAGGTCGTGAGGAAAAAACGCAATTACTTGAAGAGTTAAAAGAATTTTTGGATTCTGTATCTTTAACAGAAAAATTAAGAAATGAAGCAGAAGAAGCAAATGCTCAACAAGAGGTATTATCAAAAGCACCTTTACAAATTTATATAGGATAAATAAATGGCTACTACAACGACACCATTTTTTATTTCACAAAAGGAAATAAATGTTATTGACCATTTCAATGAAGAATTGATAGATGAAATTGTAGGACAAGCAGTTGATATTTACAAGATAGATACTACTCACACTAAAGATAATATTTATGGTGAATCTACGACTAAATATTTTAATGTGGGATTTAGAGTAAATTGTTTAATACGATATAATGCGCCAGAAACCAGTCAATTTAATGAAGTAGGGCCAGATGTTAATTCTACAATCGATTTGATGTTTCAGAGAAATAATTTAGCAAGTGGTTCGTTAAACTTTTTTCCTGAAGCTAGTGATATTTGTGATTGGAATGATACTTATTGGGAAATAAATGGAGTTACAGAACCACAATTAATTGGTGGGCATCCCAATTTTAGTCATGCTATTAAAGCTACAGCACACAGAAGTCGTTTATCATCATTGCAAATTGAAGAGAGACCAAGATAATGGCTGTTGAAATGTTAAATAAAACACTTATGATGAAACAAAAGAGGTCAACTTTAGTTAAGACTGTTGAAAATGATGATGGTGTATATCCTACAACTTATAATGTTTATGAAGCACCTAAGTCAGATAGATTTGATGAGATAATTGATTTATTAAAAAACCAATCTATTTATGGTGATGAAAAAAATATAACAATTGGGGCAGTTGATGTTCCAATCGAAAAACAAATTGCAATTGATGACGTTTCGACTGAAGGATTAAAATCTGAAGAGTATAAAAATACTCAATCGAGTAATAAATTATCTAAATTAAGGAAATTAAAACATGGCAATTAAACCTGTAACTAATCCAAATGCATTAAATAAGTCGGAAGTTAGTCGTGATGAACAAAGAAGTATTAGGTCTGAAAAGGGCAATGCAAAAGTTACTATCAAAAAACCAGGTGGTAGAGATGCAGGTAAAAGTTATTCAATAACATTAAAAGATATTGATACTGCTGTAATTAATCACATACGAAATATAATGAAACCCGTTGTGAGGGAATCTAATGAAATTATTAAAGTACCAGTTATGTATGGTAATGAAGAAAGGTGGAAATCAGTAAGGGGGCGTGGAGTTTTACGTGATAAAAATGGTGTTATTATTTTACCAGTTATGGTGATTAAAAGAACAAGTGTAGCAATGAATGATCAAATGCCTTTATCATTTGATAATGATGTTAGGGGTAAATATATAAGTGTCATTAGGTCAAAAAGTGGATGGAGTAAAAATAATAGATATGATAGGTTTTCAGTATTAACTGGACAAAAACCAGTTGAAGAGTTTGTTAAAACTGGAATGCCAGATTTTGTAGTATGTTCTTATAATATTGTGATGATGACTGCTTATATGGAGCAAATGAATGATTTGAATACCATATGGGTTGAACATCTAGAGACTTATTTTGGCGATTCAACAAGTTATAGATTTTTATCAAGTTTGTCAGGTGATATATCTGATGCAACTGAAATGGAAAGTGATGGTGAGAGAATTATAAGAAATGAATTAACGTTGGAAATAAAAGGTTATATGATTCCTGAATTTACAGATAATACATTTGGTAAAACCGCTGAACTGGTTCGTGGATATGTATCAAAAAAAGTATCGTTTTCTGAAAAAATTATATAATTATATATGTATATACAATGTATTAAATTAACCCTTAAGGAGTTACAAAATGGCAGAAAATATTAAATTTACAGAAGATGAGTTAAATTCTCTTGGAGAACTTCAAAATAATTATCTTAGAATTACAAATGCTTTAGGTCAAGTGTCAGTTGGGAGATTGAATCTTGAAGCACAAGAACAAGCATTAAGAGATGAATTACAATCTGCTCGTCAAAATGAACAAACTTTATTGAATCAAATTACGGAAAAATATGGCCCAGGTCAGTTAGATCCAACAACGGGAGTATTTACACCCGCACAAGAATCTGAAGAAGAATCTGAAGAAGAAACTGAAGAAGACTCTTAAAAATACCTGAACAATAAAAAAAGTCTCTTTTGATTTTTGTGTAATATTTATATATGAATAATTTTATGTTAATCTATATTTTTTCTTGGAGACTATAATGGCTGAAAAAATCGTAAGTCCCGGTGTATTTACAAATGAAATAGACCAATCATTCCTTCCTGCTGCTGTGGGCGACCTTGGTGCAGCTATTGTCGGTCCTACAGTAAAGGGACCTGTTTTAATTCCAACTGTAATTAGTTCATATAGTGAGTATGTTAATGTATTTGGTGAACTGATAGAAAGTGGTTCATCTAAATATCAATATTTAACATCTCATACGGCTAAAGAATATTTACGTCAAGGTGGTCCTTGTACTGTTGTTAGAGTTGCTGATTCGGATGCTGCTAAAGCTACTGCTATTGTACCCAGTGGTTCTTCAACTACTGCATTATTTACTCTTGAAGCTTTAGGAGATGGGCCTCAATTTAATAATTTTGTTGGTACTGGTTCAAGTTTTGGTACTGATAGTCTTTTACCACCAAGAGCAACTTCTGCTACTAATAATCATTTTATTTCAGGAAGTTTTGGTGGTAGAGCTGATAATTTTAGATGGGAAGTCTCTCAAAGAAATCTTAAAAAAGGAACTTTTACACTTTTGATTAGACAAGGTGATGATGTTACTAGTAAAAAACAAGTATTAGAAACTCATTCTAATATATCTTTTGAACCTGAAAGTCCAAATTATATATTGAAAAGAATTGGTGATACTGCTACTACTATAACTGTTGAAGGTGGTCAAGCTTTTATACGTTCAGATGGTACATATCCAAATAGATCAAGATTTGTAAGAGTAAGTTCTTTACCTGAAAGTACTAAAACTCCAACTTTTCTTGATACTAATGGTGCTGTGACTACTGCTTATGCGAATTCTGCATCATTTTTTCCAGTGGTGGGAAGTGGAAGTTATGGTGGTGCTTTTGGAACTGGAACTGATGTAGGGACTTCTGATTCAAGTTGGACAGGCTTTCCAAGTCAAACTGCTGGATCTACTGGAAATGAACAGGCCTCTCATCCGTGGAAGTTTTATGATAGTATTGCTTCAGTAAATAGTCAAGGTGTTGATTTAAATACTAGCTTGGCTGCAGGTACTTCAGGTTATCCAGTTCAGACAAGTGCTGTTGGTGGTGGATATAGAACTGCAATTAATATTTTACAAAATAAAGATGAATATAATTTTAATTTATTGTTTTTACCTGGAATTATAGATGCTAATGCGTGGACGGCACATAATGCTATTATAGCTGATGCTATCCAACTTTGTGAAGATCGTGGTGATTGTTTCTTGGTACTTGATAATACGTCAAAAACTGATACTGTGGCTACTGCGAAGACACAAACAGAAACTCGTAATTCAAGTTATGCTGCTACTTATTATCCGTGGGTGCAGATTATGGATCAATCTTTGGGAACTTATAGATATGTCCCACCTTCAGTTGTTATGGCCGGTGTTTATCATTTTAATGATACTATTGGACAGCCGTGGTTTGCTCCTGCTGGTTTAAACAGAGGTGGAATTGATTCTGCTGTTCAAGCATATAGAAAATTAACTCAAAGTAATCGTGATGATTTGTATGATTCAAATTGTAATCCGATTGCTACATTCCCAGGACAAGGTGTAACGGTATTTGGACAGAAAACTACACAAAAGAAAGCATCTGCTCTTGATAGGGTAAATGTACGTAGATTGTTGATTAATATTAAGAAATTTGTTGCAATGTCTTCAAGGTCATTAGTATTTGAACAAAATACAAGCGATTTAAGAAATCAATTTTTAAATATTGTCAACCCTTATTTAGAACAAGTTCAGTCAAATGCTGGTTTAAATGCCTTTAGAGTTGTTATGGATGCTACAAACAATACACCCGAAACAATTGATAGAAACGAATTAATTGGACAAATATTTTTACAACCATCAAGAACTGCTGAATTTATTGTACTTGACTTCATTGTTCAACCAACTGGTGCAGCTTTTCCTGAGTAGTTTTATAGGAAATTGATATTTATTATTGGAGATAAAACATGCCAGAACTATTAGAATCAAATAAAATATTTTACACACCATATGAACCGAAATTAAAAAATCGGTTTATCATGGAAATAGCAGGTATTTCTGCTTTTGTAATTAAAACTGCTCAAAGACCTCAAATTACATTTGATGAAGTAACTTTGGAACATATGAATATTACAAAATATGTAAAAGGTAAAGGCCGTTGGCAAACTTTACAGATTACACTTTATGATCCAATTGTTCCTTCTGCCGCTTCTGCGGTAATTGAGTGGATTCGTCTACATCATGAATCTGCTACTGGTCGTGATGGATATCAAGATTTTTATAAGAAAAATATAACATTGAATACTTTAGGACCTGTAGGTGATATTGTTGAAAAATGGACACTTTACGGATCTTGGATACAAGATGCTACTTTTGGTGATTTAGCCTTTGATGCATCTGAACCAGTTGAAATTACATTAACATTGAGGTATGATTACGCTATACTTGAATTTTAATAGTTATTAAAAATACATTAAGGAGTTATAATGTCAGAATACAAATTTCCCACGGAAATTATAGACCTTCCATCTGAAGGAAAAGTCTACCCAAAAGAATCGCCACTATCATCAGGCAAATTAGAATTAAAATATATGACAACACGAGAAGAAGATATTTTAATGTCTGAGAATCTTATTAAAAAAGGTGTGGTTATTGATACGTTGTTAAATTCTTTGATTGTTACAAAAGGAGTTAAAGAATCTGATTTGATACTTGGTGATAAAAATGCGGTATTGGTTGCTTCTCGTATCCTTGCTTATGGACCTGAATATACAGTTGAAGTAACAAATCCAAATGATATTGATGAAAAGATAGAACATACATTTGATTTATCACAATGTCCATTTAAAGAACTTTCAAAAAAAGTTGATTATTTAGGTAATTCATTTGAATTTGTAACACCAGTTGGGAAAAATAAACTTAAATTTAAGTTATTAACTGGTGCAGATGAAAAATTAATTGATAAAGACCTTAAACAATCTTCTAAATTCGGACATAGTACAGAAATTACAACTCGTTTAAGATATGCTATTATTGAAGTTGATGGCGATTCAAAACTACAAACTATTAACGCGTTTATACAAACTCTTCTAGCTCGTGATTCCGTTGCTTTAAGAAATTATATTCGTGATATATCACCTGATATTGATTTGACATCAGAAGTAGAGATAGGGGGTGAAGCAGTTGACGTGAGTATTCCGTTGACTGTAGAGTTTTTTTGGCCTCAATCCCTCCAGTAAATTAGACATACATCAATCTATATTTTATTTTATACATGGCACACCTGGATTTACATTCGGTGATGTCTATCATATGCCTGTTCATTTGAAAAACTTTTATCTTCGTGAATTCATAAATTTGAAACAGAAAGAAAAAGAACAAATTGATAAGGCAAATCAAACTCCAAAACAATCTACCATTCCGAGACGATTTAATCCAAAATAACTTTCTTTTTAATATTTATTAATATACTAGGAGAATTATCATGTCATATATGGATGGAAAAAATATATTAA